GAGTTAAAGCGCCGCAATATTATTAACAACATAAGGTGATGACATTATGGTCGATAATCCGAGTGGAACCGACACCCTTTCAATGAATGACGCATTAAGCCTTCTGAGCAATCCCCCAGCGGATACTGCGGCAGAAGAGAACGAGGCTCAAGACGAGCCTCAACAGCCTGAGGCTGAGGCACTAGATGCCGCCACCGATAACGCCGACGAGGCGCCGGATGACGACATCGATGATGATGAAGCCGCTGACGGTGAAGATGACTACTACGATGATGAAGACGACGAAGTTGTCGAAGAGCCTCAACAGACCTACAAAGTCAAAATCGACGGCGAAGAGGTAGAGGTAGACCTGGACACTTTGAAGTCTGGATTTATGATGCAGAAGTCATTTACTAGGAAGTCGATGGAATTGGCTAACCAGCGCAAAGCCTTTGAGCAAGAGGCGGCCGAGGTTAAGCAAATGCGCGACACCTACGCACAGCAACTTGATTTGTTGAGCGCCCAAATCCAACAGACAGTCCAGCAGGAACCTGATTGGAGAGCATTAGCCGAAACGATGAGCGAGCGTGACTTGTTCCTAGCTAAGACCGAATGGGATCAGTACAAGGAACAGCAGAAAGCAGTCGAAGCCGAGAGGCAACGCGTCGCAGAACAGCAGATGCAGGATCATCAGCGCAATCTGGAAAAGCACTTACAGCACCAGCGCGCCGATATGTTGCAACGCATACCTGACTGGCAGAACGACGACATTCGCGAGAATGAGCGTCAGGAAGTCATCAAGTACGCACAGCGTCGTATTGGGTTTAGCGAAGAAGAGATCGCCAACGCGTCTGACGCGCGGGCTATTGAGCTTCTCTACAAAGCGTGGAAGTGGGACAACCTTCAGTCGAAGAAGCCCGCCGCCAAAAAACGCACCCGGCAGGCGCCAAAGATGGCTAAGGCAGGACGCCCGAAAACCAAGCGTGAAGTTGCTACACGTTCTCGGCAAGAAGCGAAAAAGCGTTTTGAAAACGCTGGAACCGTGGATGCCGCTGTTGAGTATCTAATGGGCAGATAGCCCAAGGAGTAAATAAAATGACTGTATTCGCTACTGGAGCGGCTATAGGTGAACGGGAACAACTGGCGGATATTATCTACCGGATCGACCCGGCCGAAACACCAATTTTTTCTAACGTAAAAAAAGAGACCTCAAACGGCATTTTTGTTGAATGGCAGGTCCAGGAGCTGACAGCGGCGTCAGCTACCAACTATCATAATGAGGGGGCGACAACTTCAACCGCCGCCGCTACTCCAACAAGCCGCGTTGGAAATTATCACCAGATCTCCAAAAAGGTCTTCGCAACATCTGGCACCCTCGACGCTGTCGATACTGCCGGGCGTGAGCGTGAACACAACTACCAAAAAGTGTTAAAAGCCCTGGAGCTTCGTCGTGACATCGAAAAGGCAATCGGTGACACCGACGTTGCCCGTTCTGGTTCAGACCCACGCAAGTCAGCGTCACTTTCTTGCTGGATCACAAACGGGTCAGTCGGTGCGACTGCCGGTGCTTTTGCGACTGGTGATGGCACAGACACAATCACTGACGGCGACGACCGGGCATTGACACTTGCCCTTATCGAAGACGGCATGCAGGACGCCTGGACAGACGGCGGTAACCCACGTCTGATGGTTGCCAGTGCCACCAATAGAGCCAATTTTTCTGACCTAAGTGCGTCAGGTAATCTGGTTTCTAACGACGTAAATATGACTGCCGCTAAGGAAGTCACATACGTCGGGTCTACCAGTGTTTTCTTGACCGATTTCGGTACGGTCGAGGCGGTTCCATCACGCCTGATGGGTAACGACCGGGTGTTCTTGATTGATCCAGATTTTGTTTCAATCTGCACACTGAACGGCCGTAACTTCCTTGAAGAAGACCTGGCCAAGGACGGCGATGCAACCACCAGTCACCTGGTGACTGAGTGGTCACTCAAGCCTACGGCCCCCAAGGCCCACGCCGGGATTTTTGATCTCAGCGGTTCATAATATCACTGAGGGGGCGGGCGACTGCCCCCTCTCTTCTAATTCATAGGTGGAATATGAAGCGCGTAATACAAAAAGACCCGCTAACCGGCAAAGAGATTTACCTGCATCAAAACAACGACGGTTCGACATACCTTGAGCAAAAGCAAAGTTTTGAGGGCTTGGTAAAACTAAACCGGCAAATGAATAACGACTACTCCAAGGGCAGTATGATCGGCAATACCCAGCGCCACATGCAACATGTAGCGGAAATCCCCAACGTCGTGTATAATCACCTGATTGAGACGCTTGGCACACCGCAGGAAAACCCGAAGGGTTGGAAGGCGTGGCTGAACGATCATCAAAACCGTGATTTTAGAACAGGCGGCGGAACCGTATAATGGCAGTCGATACCTACAACAATCTGAAGCTGGCGATCGCCGACTTCTTGGCGCGCGACGACCTAACGTCGCAGATACCTGACTTCATCACAATGGCTGAGGCTCGCATGAGCCGCGAGCTGGAGACACGCAGTCAGGAAAAACGCGCCACAGCGTCAACTGTTGCGGGTAACGAATACCTAGCCCTGCCGACTGACTTGCGCGAGGTGCGCGAGGTGAAGCTAAACACCACGCCGCTGACCGTGCTGTCCTACTACAGCCCGTCAGCCCTAGACACAAAGTTTTCGTCGGGCGGTCAAGGCAAGCCGTTAGGCTACAGCATTGTGGGCGACGAGATTAAACTGCGCCCAGTGCCGGATGCGGTTTACACGATGGAGATTATCTACATCGGCACGATCACAGCCCTGTCAGCCGCAAACCAGACAAACAACATCCTGAGCCGGTCGCCGGATGCCTACCTTTACGGCGCACTGGCCGAGGCGTATGCTTTCTTGCTAGATGAGGCGCGTGCGTCGCAGTACCTGCAACGGTTCAACCTTGCGCTCGAAGAGATCAAGGTCGATGAGCAACGCTCGCATTATGGCACCGGGTCGTTGTTTATCAGCAGTGTATATCAACGCCAAAATTCAGCAGTGGAGAGCTAAACTATGTCTGCTATGTCCGATTACCTGGAGAACGAGATACTGGATCATATCCTGTCTGTCGGTTCCTACACTATGCCATCAGCCGTATATGTCGGCCTGTCGACTGGGTCGTTTAACGACGACAACAGCGGCACCGAGTTGACCGGCAACAACTACAGCCGCGTGGCGGCTACGTTTAGCGCGGCGGCTAGTGGCACCACATCAAACAGCGCGGCTATCGAGTTTGCCGCCGCCACTGGCTCTTGGGGTAGCGTGTCGCACTTCGGCATTTTTGACGCGGCAAGCGCGGGCAACCTGCTCATTCACGGCGCGTTCACCACAGCCAAGACAATCGCGTCCGGCGACATCTTGAAAATACCGACGGGTGATCTCGACATCACTGCGGCTTAGGTGCGGTAATGGCGACAGGAACCCCGAGCCTAGACAACTTTACGTCAAGCCTTGACGCGCTACCATATTCACTGGATAGCGCGTTACTGCTAACTAAAGTCGACTGGTCAAACCCCACGCTAGAACAGCTAGACAACTGGGGTACGCTTGAGCAGTTAGACACGTTTGGCACGCTTGAGCAAATGGCGAACCTTGAGGTTCGCGCGTTTGAGGGTTCCGCATCTGTCGCGCTAACTGCCACCGGCGCTGTGCAGTTTGCTATCGATATAGCAGGCGCCGCGACTGTGGCTGTAACCGCCACCGCCACGCCTCAGCATGTGCAGGTCACTGACGGCGCCGCGTCTATTGCGGCGACTGCCACTGCGACAGCCAATCGCATACAGCCATTTGCGGCGTCAGTCACTGGTGCGGCCAGCGCCACTGCAAGCGCCAACTTTATTGCGTCATACGGCGGCGCGGCGACTGTTGCATTTAACGCCACGGCTCAGGCGTTTTTGGTTTACGCATTTGAAGGTGAAGCAGAAATCGCCGCCACGGCCACAGCGGCACCGGTTGGCGAGTTTGCTATGGTCGGGTCGGCACAGCCAGAAATTACTGCTACAATCACCGGCAGTATATTGGGCGAAGAGTGGACGGGTGAAGCCGACACACCAGCGACGTGGACTGACATACCTGACGCGGCTGGCATTTGGGCGACACAGACAACAACAACTGCAACTTGGTTGGGACAATGATTACTTTTGGCGAATGGCTACCGGATCAGCCTGACTTTACCAACGCTGGCGTCGTCGAGGCCACAAACGTGATACCGGCGTACAATGGCTATCGCAGTTTTAACCAGTTTGTTGATTATTCAAACGCGGCGTCCAACACCTTGCTAAACGTGTTTGCGGCTAAAGATAACGACGGCACCGTGCGCCTGTTCGCCGGTGACGCATCAAAGCTGTATCTGTTTAACGCTGGCACAACAAACCTAGACGACGTCAGTAAGTCAGGAACACCTGCTTATGACTTGGAGAGTAACGAGCGTTGGCGCTTTGTGCAGTTTGGCGACACGGTTATTGCGTCCGGCGGCATTGGCGAAGAGTTGCAAAAGTTTCAGCTAGGCACCGACACCGCGTTTTCTAACTTGTCCGGCACGCCGCCAAAGGCTGACTTTATTACGGTTGTGCGTGACTTTGTGTGGACGGCTAATATCGACGAAGGCTCTGGGCGTGTGCCGTATAAGGTGCGCTGGTCTGGATTTAACGACGCAACAAGTTGGACGGCTGGCACCGACCAAAGTGACTTCCAAGAAATACCAGACGCCGGTGCCATTACCGGTATGGTCGGCGGAGAATACTGCACGATCCTGATGGAGCGCGCCATCGTGCGAGCCACTTACTCTGGCCCGCCGTTGATCTTCCAGTTTGACAAAGTTGAGACCGCTAGAGGTTGTCAGGTGCCGGGGTCGGTTTGCAATATCGGCCACAACATATTCTACCTGTCTGACGACGGCTTTTACATGTTCGACGGGGCGCGCTCACAGCCGATCGGAGCCGAGAAGGTGGATCGGTTTTTCCTGACGCAAGATTTCAACTTCTCGTATAAGGATAAGATGACGTCTACCGTTGATCCGCAAAATCAGCTTGCGGTCTGGTCGTATGTGTCGAACAGCTCACTCGACGATCAGCCAGATACATTGTTGATATTCAACTACGCCCTTAACAGGTGGTCTTTGGTGAGGGTTAAAAACGATTTGGTCGCGCCATTCTTTACGGCTGGCTATTCGCTAGAGCAATTAGACAACATCAACACCAGCCTAGACGCCCTGCCAGCCTCGCTTGATAGCGCGCTGTATAAAGGCGGCCAGTATTTGTTTGGCGGCGCAAACGGCGCAAAGATAGCGGCGTTTTCTGGCGACCCAATGGAAGGCACTATTGTAACAGGTGAGGCGGCGGTCAAAGTCGGCAATCATTCAATCGTCACGCGCCTGTACCCGTACCACGAAGGTGGCACGGTTAACTTGTCAATCGGCCTTAGAGGCACGCCCACAGACACGGTAAACTTTAAGGCTGGCGGCACGACAAATGCCTCGGGGTTTGTGCCGTTTAGGGCGCACGACCGTTATCACCGCGTGAAGATGGTATTGAGTGGCTTATGGTCATACGCGCACGGCATTGACGTTGACGTGAGGCCGGTGGGTAGGCGATGACAACTTCTGAAAGAATAACTAATTTTAGAATATTAAACCCAATTACAGCAACCACAAGAGAGATTGCAGAGGTTCTTAATCGCACGATAAATGGCGGCTTAAATAGTATCGGATATGTTACTTTGTTAGCTACCACAACACAGGTAACTGTTGATGAGCCTAGATACTCAACCAGTAGTTTGGTGTTTTTTACTGGCGTTGACCACGACCCGTGGCATCACAACCCATACATAGACAGCACAAGCACAGACGGTACTATGGTTATTAACTATCAAAATGCAGGACACGATGCACGTTTCGCCTATCTTATTATCGGATAGTGACCGGCTAGGTGGACACTGGGAACGGTGCCACAAGTGGATCAGCGACGCGCTGGAATATGCTGGCGGCACGCACACAATGGAAGACGTCTACCACGCTGTGGCTACCGGCAAGGCACAGTTACATCCGCTAGAGAAGTCTGCTATTATTACCGAGATAGTGGACTACCCACAGCGGTCTATATGCCGCATCTGGTTAGCTGGCGGGGACTTGAGCGAGTTGACTGAGGCGGAGAAGTCCATATCGGTTTGGGCGAAGTCACTCGGTTGTGACGCGATGGAAATTATCGGCAGGAAGGGCTGGCAACGGCACCTCAAAGATTACACCGCGACGGCGGTTATTTTGGCGAAGGATTTGAACGATGAGTAAAGGCGGCGGATCAACACGCACAATCACCCAGACTAGCGGCCCACCAGAATACGCGAAGCCGTTTCTTGAGTACGGTATGGGGCAGGCTAAACAGCTCTATGCCAGCGGCACCGGTCAGCAGTATTACCCCGGTCAGACGGTGATTGGTTTTTCGCCAGAAAGCGAGCAGGCGCTGTCGGCGCAACGTCAGATGGCGACTACCGGATCGCCTCTTATCCCAATGACGCAGGCCGTTGTGGCGCAAAACCTAGCAGGCACAAACCCGCTACAGTCGGCCGCGTTTCGCCCAGCAATCGAGGCGGTGCAGGCTGAGGCGGCTAAGTCCGGCCGCTACGGCTCAGGCTACCAGCAGGCGGCACTTGGTCAGGCGCTGGCGCCACTAGCGTATCAGGCACAGCAAGACGCACTAGCGCAGGCACCAGCCGCATACGAGTTTGGGTTCGCCGACCTACAGAAGCTGGCGCAAGTTGGCGCGGCACGCGAGGCGCAATCGCAAGCCGAGCTTGAGGCGGATATGCAACGCTTCCAATTTGAGCAAGAGGCGCCCGGTCAGGCATTAGCGAATTATATGGCGATGATCCAAGGCGGCACGGTGGGTAGCACGTCTGCCACGCCGGTGTATCGTCAGCCTATCGGCTCGGCGTTGTCAGGCGCGCTTGGCGGCGCTCAAATGCTCGGATCAATTAATCCGGCCTACGCTGGCTTAGGCGCTATTGGCGGCGGCCTAGCGGGATTGTTGGGGGCTTAGTATGGCGGACAGTATAGCTAACAGATTTAATCGCTTGCAGATGCCATCACGCTTGGCGCCGACAGCCGGAATTACCGCCACTAATCAATACGGCCAACGCAGTTTTGGCGGTAGTCGTCGCAACCCACCAATGATGATGCGCCCAGCGGCACCGACGTTATCACCTATGATGCGGGAAGTATTGCGTCAGGCGCAGATGAAAAAGGCGCAGACGGCGTCTGGTGCTGGTATGCCCGGCGTACTGCCAATGTCCAAGCCAACGCCGCCACCGAGCCAACCTAGCGGCTTTATGGGCGCATTTAGCCAGCCGCTGACGTCACCGGTCGGTCAGGCGATTAGCCAAGCCGCGATTGCGGGTGCGCGTGCCAGCGACTATTCGCCCACGCCGGTGTCTCTCGGACGTGTATTGGCTGAGATGGGTGCGGCGGCTAGTAAGGGGTATGCGGCTGGTGAAGAGCGCCAGCGTTTAATTGAGGATAGACAACAGCCTAAAATACAGGTCGCCGGTAAAGATATATTTAGAATTTTTCCAGACGGGCGCGTTGAGAGGTTGACTGGTGGCAGAGGCCCAGAGCCTATCGAGATTAAGTCAGAAGCTGGACGATATGTAACTGATGATGGCCGCGTAATAAATGCTGTTTTGGGCAAAAATGGCAAGCTGTATGAGGCTGGAAACGTAGCGGCAGGACAAGAGCTTGACCCAGCAAAGATGCAAATTGTCGACCAGTACACGACAATGGATTATAATCAGATAGAAAAACACAAAACCGACAAAATTCTAGCACCAGAAAAAACGCTTAGATTGATAGATAACTTTGCCGCGCAAATTGAGGCAGGGCCAGAGGGCTTTGTTCAAAGGCAAAAGGCAAAGATTTCTTCTGCTATTAAAAACCTGTCCGCAAACACAGAATACGAGCAAGATGAGCTGATGCTCGCCCTGCAACAAGGGACGCTGACACAGTTAGTTGGCGCGGCACGTCTTGAGTTATTCGGCCCCGGTGTAATGACAGAGTTTGAACAAGCTATGGCTAGAGAAATTCTTGCGGGCAACTTCGATAGAATGAACAAAAGCGTAGCGTTGCAAAGGTTGAACAACTTTAGGCAGAGCTTCCTGTCTACATATGAGGATGCCATAAAAACGTACAATCGTCAGCCAATCGTAAGAGCTGAAAAGATGCAGTTGAAACCATACAGCGGCTTTGACTGGAGCAAAGTAGGGTCATCAACCTCAGCGGCTGATGGGGCATCTGGCTCCAACACAACTACCGGCGGAAACACTTGGAGCGTGGTGACACAATGAAAATAAACATTGAAGGTCTTGGCGTTATTGAAGTTGATGACAACTTCACCAAGCTATCACCAAAAGAACAAAGTGAAATCGTCGATCAGGCGGTTATACAAGACGCTGTAACAGGTGCCGGTAAGGCGTTTGCCAGCGGCATGCTTTTTAACTTTAGAGACGAGATTGTTGCCGCGTTATCGGAGCCGTCATCATTTATTGGCAGTTTTATGGATGATGAGGCTGGGCGAGAATACGAAAAAGAACTGACACGTCAGCGCGTTTTGGAAAGCGCGTTTCGTCGTCAAGAGCCGGGACTAGCTGTTGGGTCTGAGATATTAGGTGGGGTGTTAGCGCCCGGGGCCGCCATTGGTGCGGCAACTAGAGGTGCTACTATGTTGGGTAAACTGGCTCGGACAGCGGGCGCTGGCGCACTTTTGGGTGGCGTTGCTGGTGCGGGCGCAGGCACAGACGCAAAAAGTCGTGCAGAAGAGGCTTTAACATATGGCGCGACGGGCGCGGCGTTAGCCCCAGCCATAGCCGCCGCAATACCTGCCGCAAGGGCTGTGACGGCGCCAGTAGCGCGCACAGCCGGGCGTTTGTTTGAGGCTGGCGTATCTGAACCAAGTGTCCGCGCGGCTAGAATGGTTGCCCGCAGGCTTAAAGAGGCCGGTGTAACAAGTCAGGCGCTTGAGGCTCTTAAAAAAGACCCGAAGCCAATGGCGCTTGCGGATATAGATAGTCGCGGCATCCAGTCTTTGGCTCGATTGGTAGCTCAATCGCCCGGTAAGGGTGCTGAACTTGCCCGCAGTTTAGATGTGCGTCAATTTGGCGACGAGGCCGTGGAAGGCGCGGCCAAGCGTATTGAGCAGGATTTGATTGACGCAGGCGTGCCTAAGCAAACAGCCCTTGAGGCTAAGGCTGTTGTAGATCAGATGAAGGGCGGCAAGGCGGCTGATGCTTATAACAAGTCAAACGCATTTCAAGTAACTGCGTCACTGCGGCAAAAATTGAAGCCGTTTTTTGACCGGCCGTCGATGATAAACATTATCGGTCAGGCAAAGAAATTAGCCGCAGAAGAGGGCAAGCCATTTGTCGGGACTACGCTCGATAACATCGACATGAACGGGCTAGACTATGTCCAGCGTGCGTTAAATAAAAAAATCACGCGCGCGTATATGGGCGGTGACACACAAATGGCTAAGGCCATTAAAGACACAAGAACTGATTTTTTGAGTGTTCTTGATAAGGCAAACCCTGACTTTGCGTCGGCCAGAAGTTTATATGCTGACGCGTCGGCCAGAGAAAACGCCTTGTCTCTGGGGCGTAAATTCAAAACGATGCGTAGTGAAGGCGAAATAGCTGAAGCCACAAAAGACTTTGGCGCAGACGAGATGCACAACTTCCGCACCGGTATGGCACAGACAATCCGGGACGACTTAGAGGGCGCCAGAAGCGGCGCAGACTTTGCGGCTAAAATTGCGGGCAACCAGCGCCAAATACGTCAATTCAGAGAGGCGTTTCCAGAGGAGAGCATAGCGCCGCTTGAAGAGGCGCTGGCAAAAGAAAGCCGGATGGCGGCCACCAGATCAGGCGTTATGAAGGGAAGCCAGTCGTTCCAAACAGCGGCTGAGGCTATGAGGGCTGGGGCTGAAGACCTAACAATGGCACAGCGCGGTATGGCTGGCGCCCGTCAGGGCGGTATGCTCGGAGCTGTAGCTGAGGCGGCAGAGCCTATTGCCCGACAAGCGGTTTCTGCTGTTGGCCCGCGCACCAGCCGAGAGCTTGGGCAACTGCTGTTCGCTACAGATCCAGCGCAACGGGCGGCGGCTATATCTAAGGTGCAACAGGCTAGAGGATTTGGCCGCCCAAGTGGTGCGCCTGTCTTGCCACAGCAAACGCGTATACCATCTATTGCGTCTAGGGTTGCTAGTGCAATGCAGACAGCGGTTCCGCGTGGGTTGCTTTATTCTACGGCACAGCAAGTTGCGCCGCAGATGTTACCCCGCGTAGACATCACCGAGAGCCTGCCATTCCAGCGCCGGATGGGGCAATGACGCGGGCGCGTGACTATGGTATAAAGGATTAGGTTTAGAGGAACCAAGACATGAGCGTAAGAGATTACAGCACCACACCAGCCAGCAATACGACGATTGCGTCTATTGATATTTCCGAGGGTTGTAGCCCGGCGGGCATCAACAACGCGATACGCCAACAGCTCGCGGATGTGGCTGACGTGGTGGCCGGTAACGTCGGGCTGGACGTGTTGAGCCTTGCAGACGACGACAACAGCGCACAGATCAAGATACAAGCGCCAGCGAGTGTAACGACCACAACCACGTTTACCTTGCCCGATGGTGACGGCACTGACGGCCAGACATTGCTCACTGACGGCGCTGGCACACTCAGTTGGGGGCTAGGCGGCGGTGGCTCGTTCTTGGGCGAAGCTGGCGGCGGTCTGGGCGATATTATCCGCGTACACGAAGAGCAAATCGACACAGATGTGACGGTTGCGGCTAATACCAATGGCCTGGCGGCGGGGCCACTTATTGTAAACGCCACGATAACCATTAACGGCAACCTGACGGTGGTTTGATATGAGTAAGATTTATGTAGATGAAATCAGACACAGCGGCGGCGCAGTTGCGGCTATCAACATTGATAGCAGTGGAAACGTAGACATCAACGGCAATGACCTTATTTTAGATGCTGATGGTGACACTAAAATATCTGCCAGCACAGATGATGTGATGACATTTGACACTGCCGCATCAGAACGTATGCGTATCGACAGCAATGGAAAAATAGGAATTGGCACGACAAGCATATCAGCAACGCTTGAGGTTGTGCCGTCAGACATAAACACGATTATTGAAACAAATAGTTTCAACACTTCTGCACAAAACCATATACGAATGGTAAATAACAGCGGAACAGAGGTTGGTAGTATTTATGTTACAACGACAAGCACAACCTACTTTACATCATCCGACCACCGCCTCAAAGAAAACGTGGTAGCAAACTGGGACGCAACCACACGCCTCAAGCAACTCAACCCTGTTCGCTTTAACTTTATCGCTGACCCTGACACCACAGTCGATGGCTTCTTAGCACACGAAGTGCAAAGCGTAGTGCCAGAGGCAATCAGCGGCACACACAATGAGGTAGATGACGATGGCAACCCTGTGTATCAGAAAATTGACCAGAGTAAGCTAGTGCCGTTGCTGGTGAAAACCATACAGGAACTTGAAGCCCGTATTACGGCACTGGAGACTGCATAATGGCAAGCATCATCGGCGTACAGGAACTACAGCACACCAACGGCACGTCTGCTATGACGATTGATAGCAGTGGGCGTGTGACTATGCCTAACAGACCTTTTGTTTCGGCGGCGTGGGATGGTTCTTCATCGACAGAAATTGAAACCAGTATATATAAATTTACTGCATACAGCACATCTAATCAAAATATAGGTTCTGGGGGCAGAACAATAATTTATAAAAACGATTACAATATGCTTAACACATCAACTGGAAGCGTGACTATTCCAGTATCAGGAATTTATTTAATACTAGGTCACTATTCAGCAGGAGCTGAAGCAACAGAAGGCAGAAGATTAGGTCGTTTATGGGTTACACCATCTGGAGGTTCCAGAACATCATACGGTGAGTGGTTAGAAAGTTATGGCACTTTTGATGATGTCACTGGTTCAAAATTGTTAAGTCTTGGTGCAAATGACGTATTAGAGTTTGGTCACAATACTGCAACAGTTGATTGGTTTGCTTTTGGCTTAGAAATTGTTTTGATAGGATAACGAGATATGACCAGTGTAATCAAAGTTGACAACATCCAGAACAGTAGCGGCACAGCGGCTTTGTCGATTGATAGCACTGGTCGTGTGACTACACCAGCGCGTCCAGCATTTCGTGTTTATGGCCCTACATCAGCTTGGGTTTCTTTTGGCACTGCAAAAGTCACTGGATTAACTACAGTCGATTACAATATTGGAAGTCATTACAGCACTGCTAATTCAGAATTTACTGCGCCGATTGATGGTCTGTACCATTTTTACGGTCATTTTTATGTAAACGATTCCGCTTCATTAAGTACGTTTTACATCACGATAGATGACATTGCTTACAGTCACACTTATTTTGCCAGTCAAGAAGATGCCTCTGGTGACAATACCGTAACTTTTAGCGAGACATTTCAACTTACCGCTAATCAAACAGTTGCTATAAAGGGAAACAGCGGGGAGTTTTTTTCTTTGTACAGTAGTTTCGGCGGATATTTAGTAGGATAACGATATGACCAGGGATAAACTCACTGATTACGACGGCGTGACGGCGTCCAATAACACCGATATAGGCGGCGTGTCGATTGCTGAGGGCATGTTGCCTAGTAACGTCAACAACTCTATGCGCGAGCTTACAAAGCAACTTGGCGCGTTTGCTGACGGTACAGACGGCGTGGACGTTCTGAAGTTGCAGGACGACACCGACACCAACAGCATCAAACTGCAAGCGCCATCAAGCGTGACCGCCGACACCACGTTCACGATGCCTGACGGTGACGGTAGCGCCGATCAGGTGCTGAAGACGGACGGGGCAGGCCAGCTAGGCTGGGTCGATCAGACGGCTGTTGCGGCGAACCCTAACCTCATCATCAATGGGGCGATGACCATCGACCAGAGAAATGGTGGGGGCAGTATTACGCCTACTAGTGGGCAATATTCTGTTGATAGGCTTATCTGCCTTCAAAGTGCGGCAAGTAAATATTCAATTCAACAAAATGCTGGTTCTGTAACACCGCCATCTGGCTTTGTTAATTATGCTGGGGTTACTTCATTATCAGCGTATTCAGTTTCTGCTGGTGACCAGTTTTATGTTGCCCAACGTATTGAAGCGAATAATTTGTCACATTTGGGTTGGGGGACATCTGACGCCAAAACAGTAACTTTGTCGTTCTGGGTGCGAAGCTCCTTAACAGGCACCTTTGGCGGCTCAATCGTAAATGCACCAACATTTAATTATTCATATCCATTCAGCTATACCATTTCATCTGCGAACACTTGGGAACATAAGACTGTAACTATTGAAGGCCCGACATCTGGGACTTGGGCAACAAGCGGCAATGGAACTGGGTTGCAATTAGCGTTTGGATTAGGCGTTGGGTCTACTTTCAGCGGCACTGCAAATGCTTGGGCATCCGCTTTGTACTATGCGCCAACTGGCGCAACCAGTGTAGTCGGCACATCTGGCGCAACCTTCTACATCACAGGCGTAAAGTTAGAGGTTGGTTCGTCTAGTACGAGCTTTATACACGAGGATATCGGCACCACGCTTGAGAAGTGTCAGCGGTATTATGAAACAGGTATAACAGGCGCGGCTGGCGGCTTGAGCTTCGGCAATGGTTATACAGGCGCAATGGTCAGTTATAATGTGATTAAATGTAAAGCGGCGCAACTTAACTCATCAAGTGTAACTGCAACGAATGTTTATGGTGGCACTATCAATCTTGGTTTTGCAGGCGGCACTGCGGCTAACGACATCAATGGATTTTGTCATAGCTGTGTCAATGGAGCCGCCGCCGTTTCTTATGTCTTCACATTTACGGCAAATTCGGAGTTGTAATAATGAACATTACAGATGCTCAATACAAAAATGATAGAGATGGCAATCCAGCTTGTATAGTAGCAACGATTGATGGGGTTGAGTGGTTTGTGCCTATTGACACCGCAAATGCCGCTTATGTAGAAATGATGCGTCAATCTGAAGAAGGCACGCTCACAATAAGTGCAGACACCGAAAATTTATTTGTGCGAATGGAAGCTGGCGAACTGGCTGTATCGGATGCTGACTGATGGAAATGACCAGCCTCATAGACATGCTACTTGGCCTTGTTGTGGCTGGCGTTGCGTGGTTTTTGTCAGAGCAGAACAAAGAGCAGAAGCGGCTCAACATTTTGCTGAACAAGACCCGCGAAGAATACGCCACGCGAATGGAACTGCGTGACGACATGCGTCAGGTAATGGACGCCCTGCACCGCGTCGAGGACAAGCTCGACAAGGCGCTTGGCCGTGCCTGATGTTCAAGGTAATCGTACTGGCCTGTAGCGTAGCCTATCCCGAACACTGCTGGGAATATCACGACACAACTGGCCCGTGGGCTACCAGAGAGCAATGCGTCAGCCGGGCGCATGAGATGGGAAACGACATTGCGTCTATTCATAAGGGCGCGATCATGCCACAATCATATAAGTGTAAGCCACTGGCCCCGGGGAGACTGACATAATGGTAGTTGCAGAGGCGCTGGCTGGTATTGCTCTGGTTAAGGCCGCAGTGGACGGCATAAAAACCACAATCGGTACGGCTAAGGACGTGTCTAGCATTGCGTCTGAAATTGACGCATTATTCAAAGGCACAGACGAGGTGCAAAAAAAGGCATCGAAAAAATCAGGCATTAGCTTGGGTGAGCAGTTTGGTGTTGATACGGTTGCAAAAGAGATTATTGACCAACGCCTTGCGGCAGAGGCGCTTAGGGAAGTTGCGTCGATGGTCGACATGCGCTTTGGACACGGGACGTGGGGGTCAATTCTTGCGGAACGGCAAAAACGTATTCAAGAGCAACGAGAGGCGGCGGCGAAGGCGCGAAAGGAAGCTCAGATGGCGCACGATGAGTTGATGGAAAACATCAAAACATTTTTAATTATTGTGACTGTGGTGGCACTAGCCGTCGCGATTATTGTGGCTATGATGGTCGGAGTGGCAACAGCAACGATCATTTAGATGAGCGAAACTACAACCGGGCTGATTGGCGAATATATCGCCGCAAGCGCCATTTTGGGTATGGGCTGGCGCGTATCTCTTTGTCAGCAGGATCGGGTGGATTTGGTAGCGTGGAAAGACAATGTCTATATTCGGGTTCAAGCAAAGACTGCGAGTTTACTGTGCGATAAAGATGGTCGATCTCCGCGTCACCACTTCCAACTGGGTCACGGCTGTAAAGCAAAACACTTACCTACCAAGGACGATTACGATGTTTGTTGCCTTGTATCACCGGACGCTCGGCGATGCCTGTTCATGCCGGTTACGTCTATTCGGCAATACTCGATGCGACTGTCGGCGTCTCGGTTCCACGCTGAGGCGGAAGCTGAGAGCTGGCATCGAGCGATTGAAGTCATTATGGAAATGAGACGATGAACAAAGACCAATTACGCAAAGAGCTGGCCGAAGATGAGGGCTGTAAATACGAGATTTATCTCGACACGCACGCCCTGCCAACTTTCGGTATCGGCCACCTAATAGTAGAGGCTGACCCCGAATACGATCAGCCGGTTGGCACGCCGGTGTCAGAAGAGCGCGTGCGCCGAGCGTTTAACCTCGACGTCATTGTGACGCTAGAGGACTGCGACCGGCTGTACCCAGACTTCGACGACCTGCCAGAAGAGTGTCAGCTCATCATTGCGAACATGATGTTTAACCTCGGCTACCCTCGGATGTCCAAATTCAAAAACATGAAGGCCGCAGTCGATGCGCGTGATTGGAACCGGGCCGCAGACGAGATGGTCGACAGCCGCTGGCACGATCAGGTTCCTAACCGGGCAAAGCGTCTGGTCGGCCGCATGAGGAACTTGGTTAATGGGTGAAGTCACAATGGAGCGCTTTTTGCGCTGGAAGATATTACCCCGGCTAATGATGATCGCCTTTACGGTGATGGCTTGGAATGTG